GCACGAATGTGCAGCCGGTAATATTACCACCCTTTCAGGCCCCTGTTTAAGGATTGCACTATGAGTCGCTTTCGAAATCGCACGTTGTTGAATGCCTTGTCACCAGCAGAGTTCTGGCAGGGCGGGCTCTCCATTGATGGTGGGAGTTACTCTTGGAGTAACTTTTGCCACACTGGAGTCTCGACCGATAACCGGTCCCCTGTTGGCCAACGTATCAACTTTCGTGTGATTTCGCATGACGAAATCACGGACGAACCTACTCCTTCGGGAGGAATGCCCTTTAAGCCTTGTACACACCTAAAAATGTGTGCAGCACTATTCGATTGCGGGAGGATTCCTGCTAAGCAATATACCTCGTTCTCACGAACGGGGCATGTTTACTCATGCAAGATCAAACCCGGCGTCGGACAGTTTTGGGTGTCGCCATATGACTATTCCGCTCTTGTAACAAATTTACAAACAGCGGTTAGCAATGTGGATTACACTTCGTCTGTCGTGGCTCTAGCTCGCACGGTCAAAGGCCTCGTTAATAGTAAATCGCTTTTAGCGGTTACTCTTAAAGAGTTACCTGAGACTATCCGGATGGTTCGAAATCCATTCGGTCTGTTAAAAAGAGGGTGGCGCCAAATCGCTATGAAGCATTCTGCTTCTCAATTAGCGAAGAAAGGCGCCAATCTCTGGCTTGAGTACCAATATGGCTGGAGGGCCTCGTATTATGATATGCAGCAATTCTGCAAGAGTTATCAGAAATACAAGTCCTCCCTCCAACGGTATCAAGAACAGAGCGAGGTGCGCATAGCTGAAACAAGATATGCGTCACTTGCTGCTCCCAATCCTACAATCTCCAATACAGACTGGCAGACGTTGAAGTCACATGCTCTGGCTAATTATACGCCAGAACAAGTGAACTGCGAAGACATCCCTCACTTCCGTTGTGTTTATTACGGAGGTGTCGTGAAGTCTGTCGCGTCATGTAGAGCTACTGACGTTTTGGATCGTCAGCTTAACTCTTTTGATAGACTTTTGTCTGCCTACGGCTTATCAGGTGATAAGCTGTTTGAGAACATCTGGGAGGCTCTTCCCTATAGCTTCGTAGTTGACTGGTTCGTCAATACGCAGGCTATAGCAGATACCTTCCGATTCCAAGATGCTCTCGATACACTCACGCAGGCACGCGTTACGCATCTCGGCTACAGTGCGAAAGCACATGTTAGCTTTGATGCGCAGGCGATTCCGGATCATCGTTCCAGTAACTGGAACTGGATCTGGGGTTACCGTCCCATGGACTTTCAAGTGGATGAAATATCCTCTATGAGTCCAGGTTCGATAGTGTACTACAAGCGTTCGCTTGGAGTACCCCCATCGAATGTATCTGTCTTCGGAGATCTCGGGCTTTCTGTCACACAGGGTGTTTCGGGTTTTTCGCTTTTGTTTCAGCGATTACTCAAACACTGAACTGGGTAACTACTGTTGCCCTTATTACTGAAGGTGTATCATGGCTTCTTCTTCACTCACACTTTATGATGAAAATGCCGGCACGACTGTTTACGCTCTTCAAAGCACTTCTGCTACGAAGACCGTATATGCCAAAACCGGCCGTAGTCTGGCCAAACCTCAGAATATAACGATCGAACGAAAGTTCGCTCCGTCTAATTCTGGGGCAAATGACCATGTCATTGTTACTGTCAATCAGACAGAACAATCAACATTATCTCCGTACAAACTTTGCACGTTCAGTGCAAAACTTGATCTCTCGATTCCGAGAGATTGGACCGGCTTCGCAGCTGGTACCAATGCGGATATGTTGAAGCGCATTGCGAATCTCGTATCCTCTCTCAATAACAACGTTGCTTTAAACGTTGCCAATGCGAGTAATACGGGCTTGAACGCAATTGTATCGGGCTCGGACCTTTAGTCCAACCCTTATTGGGGCGTGAAAACGCCCCTTTACAATCTTCAAGGGAATGCGTATGACTACTATTACTTCCTTCCTAAAAAACAACATTCGTTGTATAATAGGAATAGTTGTAGGACTACTTCTTGGTGTCACTCTGGATCAGGGTGACATACAAAGTGTGATGAGTTTTCTCGTTAAATGTTTTATTGCTGCTATCTCTTCTATAAGTCATACTATCACAGGTTGCTGCGATGCAGCTTCTCCGGGATCGTATGCATGTGCAACCGCGATGTTGGGACTAATAATCCCAAATGTTGGTTGTAAGCTAACAACAAAGCAAAAGCTTCTTAATGAATTTAGGGTCGAAAGATCCATAATTCTTAATGCAGCTTTACGCTTTAATAAGGATTTACATCCTGACGTTGTTGCTAAGACTGTTGACGATGTAGTAATCAGGTATATGGTTCCTATGGTTCGTAGCGGGTCGAGTTGGCAAGATACTTGCCTGCTCGTCGTTGCGGTCATAAGAGCTGTTTTAGATATCGTTGAGAAAATCGCGATATCGCAACCTGCATATACATCTACAACATCACTGGTCGATGCAGCTATGGGTCTGATGAAGACCCGTATAACGAGAACGAGGAGTAGCCGAAAGCAGTAGCTGGTACAAACTATCAAGGAGGATGTATGAATAATCCTAACCTTGCACTAGTTCTTGCCTTCTACCATTCGGTTTTTAAGGACTTTATAGTGCATGATCCTTCTAATAGATCATGTTACAAATCCAGTGCTCGTTACCTCAGACTGAGGCTAGAGCGCGAAGGTTTGGGATTAGTTTCTCGTATGCTCCCCGATTTGGGTAAAGCATGCGAAACTAGTCTAATTACTGGTCAAGCTTTAAAACTTGATCAGAACTTTCGCAAACACTGGAGGTCTGTATTGCCAAGTTTTCTCTATCCTTTATGGTTAGAGTTATTTGACGATACTGGACGTCCTAGGATGTCTAAGACCCCAGAAGCCGTTTGGGCTTTTAAGGTTATTAGACAAGTATGCATGGCCTTTTCAAAGGCTCGTGACATACCCTCTAGGATGACTATTGATGAAGCTATTAAAGGCTTCAGAAATAGAATTGCGGAGGAACCCGCGATTACGGCTCCATCTTGGCTGCTTAATGCAGCACGTTCGCTTATTCGGCGATTAGTGATGGATGAAGACCGCCTTAATGCCATGCTTGCTCAGTGGGATAGTTATCCCTATGGCAGACATGGTCCTGGGGCAGTAGCTGAGAAGGAAAAAGGCCTGTCAAAGTGGAATTTTAGGGTGATTAAAGGTTCAGACTTGAACCTTTACCGATTTAATGATCGGTCGCCCCTACCAAAAGGTGGCGCTAACCCTTTCTCGCGTGTTACAGTTGTTCCAAAAGACTTCAAGTCTCTCAGAACAATTTGTATAGAGCCCAAAGAATTTCAATTTGCCCAACAGGGCATTTGGAACGTTCTTAAGGACTTAATTCACACGAGCCCTTTGACGCGGAATGACATCAACTTTGAGCACCAAGAGCTAAATGGTCGTCTCTGTAAGAACGATCAGTTAGCTACCTTGGACTTAAAAGATGCCAGCGATACAGTCAGGCTAAAACTGTGTCGACTACTCTTTCCAAAAGAGTTCTTCCACCTAGTTACACGCTATAGGTCTCGCGAAATCAGGTTAGAATCTGATCGAGTGAAACCTACATGCTTTGCAAGCATGGGTTCAGCATTATGTTTTCCTATTGAGACTTTAGTGTTCTGGGCAATAACCCGGAGCGCTATACATCCCAATACAAAAAACAAAACTGTGCGTGTTTTTGGTGACGATATTGTGTGTCCTAAACAGGATGCTCCTTTCGTCGTCAAAATGCTAGAGGCTTGCGGATTTAAAATTAATCACAGCAAGTCCTGCATAGAGACTCCTATAAGAGAATCTTGTGGAACTTATACTTATGCCGGAAACGACGTAAGCGTGGTTCGTTTTAAAGAAGCACACTGTGAGTCAGCTCCAGCATGGCTATCACTTATAGATAGCTGTAGGTTACTAGCTGATGACCATATGGTCGCAACTAGCTATGCCATGCTTCTCCAACTTAAGCAATTTTGGCACGTTCCGTTTGGACACTTCGGTCTTCCGAAGTCACCAGATGGCTTCTCGTGTCAATCTCGCTGGAATTCTGATTACCAGCGACGAGAGTGGAGATTACCAAGATTATGGCAGAGATCGGGTAAGGAGAAATTTCCTGCTGATGCTGGGCTCTACGCCTGGCTAGTAGGAAATTCAACCAAACCGACCCCATACGGTAACCTTAGGGTTAAAGTGGGGTGGATCAACGATTCCGACTTTTTGGGTCGACGTTGATAGAAGTGGGCCGAGTAACCCTTGTGCTCATTTTTTATTGTG